AGCATTAAAGAAACTGGTAATATAATCCCCTAAACTTTTTAACTGCCCTGTTACTACATCAGTGAAAAAGGTGCTAAAAGCATCGGCCATAGCATTAAAAGTCTTCCGTCCTACTTCTTCTATTGCATTGAAATTTTCTTGCATTTTGTCAAACCAGTTTTTATTTACTTCTTCTATATTGTTAGCTGTGTCTTTAGTTTTATTTTCTATGTTATTCCAAAAAGACTCTATTGTATTTTTTAAATCTTTCATATCTAAATCTATCTTTATTTTAAAATCTGATTCCTTTGCCATTTGCGCATTAATACTTTCAGCTGCTTTTTTTGCACAATAATCAGCAGTTTGAGCAAAGTCACTTCGTATTTTTTCTAAGGAATCAACAACCTTTTGAGCATTATTAATTAAAGGTTCAAAAACCGGGTTTAAAATACCCAAAGAAGTTTTAACCCAATTGGGAAGATTCGCTAATTTTTCAAATATTTTTTCTATAGATTCAATTAATTTACTTAACGCATAATTAATACTTTCGGCAAAACTCCACATGAACGATTTAATATAATCCAAATTTTGGATGGCAAGAGGGATAGAAGCTAATGCTGCCACTACTCCCAAAATGGCAATGGATGCAGTTCCCATTGAAACACCTATCGCAGCTGCGAAAGCAGCCATTCCAGGCAAAGCCATTAAAACCGGCCCAATGGCAAGAAGTAAAGCTCCAAATCCAGCCGTTACCATTATTATTGAAAAAGCCAATTTTTGATGACTTAAGACCCATTCATTTATTTTTATTATTAGGGAAGCAATTTTTTTAGTAATAGAGGCAACTTTTGGAAGCAAAGCGTTCCCTAAATTAACAGCTAATTCACTAATCATAGACCTCAATCTTCTAAGTAAATTAGTCAAAGAATCTGATGTTCTTTCTAAATCTCCTTGAGCTTTTTTTGTCTGTTCCATAATCACATTGAATCTCGCAAGGATTTTTTGGTTTTCTGTTAATTGCTCTCCTTGTTTAAGAAGTCCATTAGTCAAAGCCCAGTTTTTTATAGTTGTTTCATTTACAATAATACCTAATCTTTTGAGAGGCTCTATTTCTCCAGAAATAGCAGATTGGATTTTTAGAAAAGCCTCATCTGGACGGAGATTATAAAAGGAAGCCATATCATAACTTAATTGAGTTAAAGCTTTAGACATATCAAAAGCAGCCTCTTCAGCTATACCCATAGAATTAAGCATTACATTAAACGTTCCAATTGTTTTTCTTATTTCATATTGATTAAGACCTAAGCTTTTGGATAATTCATTACTCCAGTCTCGTGCTTCTTTTGCCATATTTTCCATAGATTCTCGGAATAAATTTTCCGATTCTTCTGCATCCATAGCCATCTTGACGAAATAACCAGATATTCCAGTGATTATTCCACCTACCACAGTTAGAGATTGCCCTAATTTCTTTATTTGTTGAGAATTTCTTAATATAAGCCCTTCAAAGCTCTTGCTATCTGCTTTGGCTTTTTCTATACTTTTTGACCACTGGGTAATATTCAGTTGAAGTTTCGCTACCACAGCACCAGCATCAAAAGCCATTTTATTTACCCCCTATTTTTTTACCTAATTTTTTCTTGACATCCGTGCTTCTATATGATATATGGTTGATTATGAAGAAACTTTTTATTATCCTCATTCTTAGTGTTTTTCTTTCAGGTTGCACTACGAAATATGTAACCGGGCCAATATCTGGAAAAAAATATTACTATGATTATGTGTTTACAGACCCTTTTAACATTAAAAAATATGCTGAGGAATATCGACAACATTACATTCAAATCCATCCTGATTTGACTCAGCAAATTAAAAATTGCATTCTTAATAAAAAAATATGTATCGGTATGACGAAAGAAGATGTCATTGCTTCCTGGGGAACCCCTAAAGATATTAATAAAAGTGTCGGGAGCTGGGGTGTTCACGAGCAATGGATTTATGGTAATCCTCTTTATGGTGCACAATATCTTTATTTTGAAAACGGTAAACTCACTTCTTGGCAAGATTAAATAATCTATCATCCCTGCCCTCTCCTCAAAGAATCCCAATTTTCTTTGATTATCCTTTCCCGGCCTATTTCAATTGTCATTATTCTATATTTAACTTCAGTTATAATTCTCCTGAACTGATTATCTTTTGCCATTCCTGCCCTGGCTGTCTGTAAATCCCTCAAGAAATCAGACAGATTCTTCTTGGTTGCTTCCTTATACCAGAAAACGAAATCTCTATTGTCAAGATTAAGCAAATCCCGATAGCTAAACAGCCCGGGAAAAGCAGACGCTATAATCGCTATCGCCTGAGCTTTTCCCTTTAGGCGTTTTTTGATTCACCTTTAATGCTTATGGATTTAGTATATTCATCAGTAATGAATTTAAGCACGTTGCCTAATTTCCTGACATCAATATTCTTAAATTCTTTTTCATCAGCATTTAAAAGAATCGAAAGCTGTTTTGACAATGTATTAGCATCATTCTTTTTCCCTAAAGTCATAACCGCAGAAAGCATATTATCTGTAATCTTCTCAATTACATATTTTTTGCCTTCCAATGTTATCTCTATAGGCTCAAATAAAGATGTTTTTTCATCGGCATTATATTTAGCCAAACTAACCACTCTCCTTTCTTTAAGAGCTAATTACTACTTAATACTATTAACTACTAAAATAGTATTTAAGCTCCTATTGTGTAAAGTTTCCCTGTGCTTGCATCCGGAAAAGCCTTAAATATTACCTTCCAGACTCTCTGATTATCGTTGTTAAACATCAATTCAGAGTCTATTTCTGGCGAAGCTTTTGGGATTGTCAACCATTTAGTGTTAGCTGAAACCGCGCCATCTTCGATAGGTTTAATGATTAACTCTTTGGCATTGTCATATCTTGATGTCCCTATCGTGTTGTTATAGACATCTATCTTTGTTTCACTTGGAAGTGTTGCCCCCGGTAAGATAGTTGCTAATTTTGCCAAAGATTCCCGGGTTAAAGACATTTCCACTTCTACAGTTTTCCCAACCCTGATACTATCTACTTCTGTAACTCCTTTTTCGGCCTCGTGGACTGGTCTGGATTCTCCGGTTTCCCTGAAAATGACATCTCCATCATAAACTCCTAACTTAGCCTCATCAAACCAGACTTCACAAGGGCCTAAATCGTTAAATATTCCTGACATCTTATTTCTCCTTTCTGTTAATGTTACTTAGACAAATAAAATAGATACCTTATTTGTCCTTGATTCTGAAAATAAAGTTTACGGAAAACTCATATAACCCCCTTTCGTCCTGCCCTATGGATTGAGGAATTGTGATTGCTTCTATTGTCATAGCAATATACTCCACTCCAGAAACAACCTCAGGCAACTCAATCCAAGATTTACCATGTAATAAGTTATAAACAGTATAGATATTATCCCTTGCTGTAAAATATGTCTTGGCTCTCGATAATATCTGCACCGCTTTGTCTACCTTATCAGTAAGCAAGAAATTAGTTGCTCCGCCGGCATTTTCCAATATAACAATACATTCCTCTGGTGCATTTGATGGCCGATGCCCTGCAAACAAATCCGTGCCAATCACGAAATCAGTATTATTCGCTATGTATGTAGTTATTTCCTTTAGCATTAATTACCTCTTTTAATTATATATGCTATAATCTTAAAATATTCGTTTCTATGTCTTATCAACTTAGATTCAAGAAATTTCGGCCCAGCCGAAGGCTCCCTAAACTTAAATCTTTCTGCTTCATGCAGTCTTGCCGCATAAGGAGCATTAAACCCCACTACCGCACAGTCTCCATTTTTATCTTTTGAAGTATTATCACTTTTTGCCGCTTTACCTTTCTTCCCAGAAGGAGACTCTGCCACAAATTTGCCATTTACAAATACGCTTCCCGATCCTCTAAGCCAACCCTCATCTATTGGAACAGTCGGCCTTTCCATTACTGCGTCTCTCATTAATTGCATGCCGGCCTGAGCAAATCCCCTTTGTATCAATGCCGGCGCCTTATTTGTTATAATATTCTTAAATTTCTTATTGAAATCCGAGAAATTAATCGTTAATGGTTTCATTAGGTAACATCCACTTCTATATATTGATTGCTAAAATCCTTTTTTTTGTTGATATTTAAAATAGCGTGGTCCCGGGTATCAAAATATAATTTATCTTGATGTGTTATTGATACCTTACTATCTATCATAATCCGAGCCGAAGATACAACCTGTTCCCCCTTTTCGTTTCTAACCATTCTCGTTTTATAATCAATCCTTCCTTTTACAGTGCTTTCCGTTTCTGTCGGTTCTCCCCACTCATCTATTGTGATAGTCTTGATAATTACCGTATCTACCATATATGTATTAAACAATTTAAACTCCTTCTAAAATTAAATCTTCAAATCTGCTGAACGAATCCACTTTGGTTAATGGTGAATTGCTTAATTTAACCAAATTATCGTAATAGCCACGTTCCTTTATGCTTTCTTCTGTTATAGGTAATAATACACATCGACAATTAGGATGAAAAGGGGGTTTTTCTTTTAACATAGGGAAATCGGGATGATTACCACTAATAGAATATATTCTTCCTGAAAACTGTTGACAATATGAACATATTTCAAGATGTGCGTCTAATTGAACCAAATCCATCCGGTAATATAAAGCAGTATTAATCGTGCCTTGTGTTGTAGCTTCTCTTGTCCGGGTCCGCGCCAATAATTCAGAATAAGAACTTGGCCTATAATTCCGGCCATTTATAGTAATAAATTGCTCATTTTTCATTTTCTTTCCAAGTTCATTAAGTATCCGGTCTGATACCGCATTTCTCGTTTCTCCCTCAATTACCCCTTCTGCTATCGCTTTCGATATAGCCTTATCTTCTAAAATCCTCTGTTGTGTCTTTCTTATAAATCGGTTAAAGTTATTTTTCATTGTCTGGTTAGCGGTAATTAAATCAATATTGATATCATCAACCAATATTCCGACTGCTGAGGTATGAATCTGTGCATCCTGTTTAATAAATCTTGTTACTCCCAAAGCTTTTAACCTTTCCGCGGCTAAATCAATCCCTCTTTCATATCCATAAGGAATAGCTGTTTTTGTCCATTTATAACATTGCCTATTTAAAGCCATTATCTCCTGATTGATTTCTTTTAGAATTGCCTCTGTCCTTGCTTTCTGAAAATCAGTCAAGTCAATTTTCTTAAGCCGTTGAGCTAAATTCTTCTGAGCCTTCAGATAGAGCTTTCTTAATTGCTCAATCTTCGCATTTAAGTAGAGTTCTTTCTCAATACCCCTTAATTCTCTAAAAGCCATAATATTATATCCTTATTCCTCTTAGAATAGTTGATTGTAGCCCATCCTGGCTTGCCTTTTTTAGCCTCAAAAGTGAATTGACCCTGTTTTTCCTCATTTACCCCCTATTTTTACCATTTCCCTGGCCATTACCTTTTCCATATCCGGGGCCACCAGAAGGACAAGGCTTAATATTTTGATTTCTTCTGCCACCGCCTGGCATTCCGATTCCTTTCCCTTGTCCATTTTGTGGTGGTTTCCTTATAATTGTCATTTTTTACTCCTTCCTAAAGGTTATGAAACGTTATAAAACATCTTCTTCTTCATCTCGTTCAAGAGTAATACCATAAAATCCGTGTTTGTTTTTTATATCTTTTAACATCTGTTCTACTATTGGGGCGATGACAATTTCTCCCCCGGATTTATCTTTATATGTTTCTCCAACTACATTTGAAGATTTCACTCCTTGAGCCTGTAATCCTATTCTTCTATCGAGATCCTTCCCATGTATAAGCAAAAATAAGGCCTGCTCACATTGTGCATCTTTAACGATTTGCGTTGTTTCTTCTGGGAAACTAAATATCCCACAATTATTTAATTGATTATATGCGGTTATCAAAGATGCCTCTTTGTCTTGCTGAGTTAAATCATCATTCCAATAATCCGGCGCTCCATACCTTGAAATAAAATAACTATTTGCTTCCACTAATGTTACAAATGAATTTGTG